CTTTCGTCAAGAGTAAGTTTTTTGTATGCTTTGATTGCGTTTACAAGACCTCTTGAATAACCAGCGACTGCGAACCAAGGATATGAAACGTTATCAGTCAACGCGATGTTTTTAACTACTTCACCTGTAGGTGGAATATATAATTGAGTCGCATTATCTCCGTCTCTAACTTGAATCCAAGGCCAATATGTTGCCGAATAGTTAGTATCTAATCCCGCTAAATCTAAATTATCAATAATCTCTGAAGATGTTGTAACATTTGGAGAATTAATGATGTATAAAGAGTCTGCTCTATCGTTTTCAATCATATCAATCGCCTGAATTACAAGTGAACTATGATTATGGAAATCTATACCAGGTGTTGCGAACACGTTAATGTCTACAGCTTCAGGATTTGCGAATGTTTCTATACCTTGTAAGTATGAATAATAGTCTGAATTACCATTTGTAGAACTGAATACACCACCATTTGTAGTGTGACCATTAACATATGTTGATTTACCGAAGATGTAAGCGTCTCCATTAGTTCTTACATTTCTGTAGATATCCCAACCATCGAAACCACCAAATACTGCGAAAGTGAATTTACGATAGTTAATACTCTCTAATAATCCTTTACTTGCACCTTCTAAATCATATGGTGTACACTGGAAAGTTGTACCTGTTATAGATGATGCATTTGTTGATAAGTGGAAACCAAATGTTTCTGTTTGTGCACCTAAACCTTTGTATTTCAACATATCTCTATCGAATCCTACTTGTGAAGAAAGACCTAAAGAAACTTTTCTTACCTTATCACCACCTGATAATACAGGTGTACCGTTTGATTCATATGAAACAACGTCACCAGCTGTGTAGTATTGTGTTTTATAAAGAACACTACCTAATTTACCTGATGAACCGAACGCTCCGTTATTTTTGAAACCTTTGAAACCTGATGGGAATGCATCAACTGGATGATTATCAGCCATAGATAACATGATATACTTAGAACGTAATTCATATTCACCATCTGATGTACCCACTTTTCTTGCTACATAACCAGGTAAATCAGGGTTCATGTTACATCTTGTAAATTTCTCAAGAACAACGATATTATCATCACTGTCATTGAAATCTCTAACAATCAAATCAAAGTCACCACTATCTAAATCGATATTTTGTACTGTGATTTTAACTTGGAAGTTAGCTGCTTCACCGTCAGAAATTGTGATTACTTCAAAAAGGTCGGCAACTTCACCACCACGAACTTCTGATACAACCATAGGTGAAATTGTTGTATCCCACTGACCAACAAAATTGTTTGAGTCAGTTTCAATATCAATTGAACTACTTAATCCTCTAATTAAACCCTTGTCAAATGCACTCTTTAATAAATTAGGGTATGATTCATGAACATATACAGGGAAATCTGATTTTTCTTTATCATACACTTCGGTTCCTAAAACCTTGGTGATATATTTTGTTGATGTTGTATCTAAGGAACATGTGAATGTTTTAGCACCACTTGTTGAACCTGTTACATTTAATGTGAATTCACCTAATGGATTACCACCGATTCCTGAACCAGTGATTCCAATAGTTGAACCTGTAACTTCTAAGTTCAATGTTTGTCCACTGTATGAACCTCTTGATCTTAAAGCGGCTACTACGATATTGTGATAGTCCGAATTTAAATCTGCATCATACGCATATCTTGTAACATTGAATACACCCGCACTTCCACTATAAACGAATAAGTAAGCGTACACATTAGTAATGGTTGCACCACTATTGAAAAATACGTTGAACCATTCTTTTTGATGATTTGATGTTTCATTATCGAAACCTGACAATGGTGAAGTAACTTCGTTACCTGCAGTTAATGCTGCAACATCGTCAGAATCACATTGACCAATTACAAACCATTTACCATTATCAGAAACGGTATAACCACTGAAGTTTGTTTGAATGTAATTTGTTATTGAACTACCGTCAAATGCGGTTTTACCTGAAAGTTCTCCAAAAATTGGAGATGTGTTCGGAGTATCAGGGTTCATAGTTACACCACTTGTAGAAACTGTTGATAAATCTACAGTCACACCACCTAAGGTTTTAATACCAAAGGTTTTATTTGGTTTGTAACCTGTTAATCCTAAAACTCTTGTTACGAATAATTGATTTGATTCTTCTAAATAAGACTTTGCAACGTATGGTAATTCATACTTTGGGTTACCGTTACCATCTTTAACAGGTGAGGTCGGACCAAAATATGTTTTAAACTCATCGAAGTTGCTAATTAAAATTGGTTCAAATGCGGGACCTTTTAATGTTTCACCGACTAAACCGAGTGTTGTTACACCCACACTTTGAGCCACAAATGTTAAATCCTTCTCTGAGGTGTAAACACCGGGAGAGACGAAAACTCTGTTTGAACTTGCCATTGATTAATGTTTGGTTAATTAATTTATTACTTACCTTATAAATATCTTTGTTTTTATGAAAGATTTCCGTAATTTTCTTAAATAATATATTTATTTATCTAAAATTATCTTTAATTATCTTAACTATGGAAAACACAACTAAAAACGTTAAAATAAGTGAAAAACACCACGAAATGTTGAAAAAGTTTTGTGATGAAAGAGGTATAAAAATTTACAAATTTTTGGAAAAACTAATCGAAGACAATTGTAAACCAAAGAAAAAAGACCTATATGGTGAATGATTAATATAGATATGTGACACCAATAGTTGAACCGATAACCGGCGCACCTTGTAATGTAACTTCTCTTTGACCTGTAATTTCGAAACCTTCTCCTTCTTCTTCTAAAAGACCATTAATGTCTAATGTGACTATACTATCTATTGCACTTAAAACCGTAAATGACAAGGTTGATCCGTCATATGTAAAATATTCGGTGGTTACTTGTATTGGTCTTCCATAGGTATCAATTATGACACTGTTTCTTCCTTTATAATAGGTTATACTTACAACACTACCCTCTAAAGGTGGAGTGACAAATGTGATTTTCGATGTTCCCGCCACATGAAAATAATCAACATCTCTTTCTTGAATCAAACCATTAATAGATACATTAAACAAAATACCAATTGTCTCACCCACACTAAATGCGGTTTGTAAACCATCAGCATTAAAACTTACAACAGTAATATCAATTGTTTTATTGATGTATTTCTTTTGGTAATTACTACCTTGAATAAATTCGTTCATTAAAAACATTCTACTCAAAGCAGGTTTTACTTCAAATTCTTCACTATCGATTAAAATACCTAAAAGAGTAAATTTATAATTTTGAATGTAAAATCTACGATTATCTATGGATTCCATAGGTGTACTGTCATCAATACCATCTAAAACAATCGGTATATAATGACCCTTTACGGTTGTGTATGCCTGCCTTGAAGAGAATTTTTGTAAGACTATTTTATTGAACTTATTTAAATCTCTAAACTTCGTACACACAATTGTAACCTCATATGAAATATCAATTGCCACTGGTTGAGGCATTTTATAGATATCTGCACCCATCTGTGTCCCATTCCAAGTTGGTACTGAAGCGTAGTAAAAAGTACTCCTATCGGGAATAGTCCTTTGAATAGAAGGATTTGTACCCGGTTGTGCGTCGGGTTTTCTAATTAAAGCAATAAACGGAAGTTTTATATTACCATCATCGTCAGAAAACTGCCAGTTGTTTGTAAACTCACCCCATCTTTGAATTGTCATGATTTTTGGAATGACAGGTATAGCATCACCATCTGTGATTACTTTGAAATTCTTTTTTACAAAGTCTAACATACCACCGTCCAAGTCATCATGTAAGACTGAATCGGGCATATAAGAGTCGGATTTAGTAATCCTATCCAAAAGTTCTTGTCTTCTCTCAAGAATCTTCTGACCTTGATAATACTCTTTACTTCCGTAAACGTCTATATTGTTTTTTCTTTTTGGGATACCCATTTTATACTCCTCTAAATTCGGATTCTTGGACAGGTGCACAAACTATGGTTAAATAATGTGCTTTATATCCAAACATCTTATGTTTATTATCTGCTTGTATTCTACCGTCGTCAACAACTTGGTAGAAACGTAATTTTTCTTCACTTTCAGGGTATCCAATAAAATCACCATATCTAATTTGCACCCCTAATTCATCAAGATGAGACAAGTAAATTCTTATTGTAACGTTACCCGGCTCCAAATACCTCATTAATCCATTTTTGTATGCAGCGTTTTTTGCTTCCGCAATTTGTACAAGACCATTTACTTCTATAGGTGGGAAAAACTTTATTTCATCCTTACCAACCTCAGCATAAATCGAATCTGTGTCTGTTTTTGTCCTATCAACTCTATATAATACAAACTTCATATTCAAATCACCGTGGAGGTATTCCTGACCCATTTGAATATTGATGTCAAAATCCTCTTGTGAAAAGAATTTGGATAGTCTGGTGATAGGTAGTTTGTTCTTCATACTTCTATAAATAGTTTAATATTATAATCTAATTATTTATATTTTAAATAATGGAAAGTATGGTTATACCTGAAATTGAGGCAAGAGAGATATTATTATCATATGAAGGATCTAATAATCAATTATTAGATTGGAAAAGAAAATTTGGTGAAGTTAAAAATTTCAATTTAACAAGACCACAGGCGGATTATGTCTTAAAGTATAAAAACACAACCCCAAAGATTGCAAGAAAGTATATCGGTATTGTTTCTACTTTTGGTGATAAATTAATGGAAGAAAAGTTACTAACTACTCCCCCTGACAAAATTTGGTGTGAGAAGTTACTTTGTGAGTCAGATAAAGCATTTCACATTTGGGGTAAGATTTCAGAGTCAGATAAGTTGTCTGCGTTTTGGTTACCTAAGGCCGCGGTGATACAACCAGAAAAGAAATTGGATAGAATTATTGACTACACCAAATATTCATCAAGACCACCGATGGAACACCAAAAAGTTGCAATTGAAAAATTATTAGCAAACGACAAATATATCTTGGCGGATGATATGGGTCTTGGTAAAACAACATCGGCGGTTATCGCATCTTTAGAAAGTGGAGCAAGAAAAATTCTTATTGTTTGTCCAGCATCATTAAAAATCAATTGGGAAAGGGAAATTAAGAATTATAGTGATAGAAAAATATTAATAGTTGAAGGACGTAAATGGGGTCATACTTTTGATTTTTATATTATCAATTATGACATCATTAAAAATTATCATACAACAGATAAAAGTGAAGATAGTGATGATTATAAATTGTTAGTTAATACCAACTTTGATTTAGCAATCGTTGATGAAGCACACTATATTTCTAATACCACCGCAAACAGAACGAGGTTATTAAATGATGTTTTGGATACCATACCAAAAGTTTGGTTGTTAACAGGTACACCGATGACATCAAGACCAATAAACTATTTCAATTTATTAAAGATTGTCGATTCACCACTAACATTGAATTGGCAAACATATGTGAAAAGATATTGTAAAGGTTTCCAATTTAGAGTAGGTAACAGAAAAGTATGGAATACGAGTGGTGCAAGTAATTTAGATGAGTTAAGGGAAAGGACCAAGAATGTTGTTTTAAGAAGAATGAAAACAGATATTCTTGATTTGCCTGAAAAAATTGTTACACCTGTTTTTCTTGAATTGACTAGTAAAATGTATGACGAAGAATTAGAGGAGTTTACAAGAATTAGTAAAGAAAAGAAAGAAGAAGATACTATTAGTATAACTCTTAATCGACTAATGAAAGTACGTCAGTTAATTTCTTATGAAAAAATACCATATACGTGTGAATTAATTGATAAGTGTATTGAACAGGGTAAGAAAGTTATTGTGTTAACAAACTTTACAATGACTCTCGACATGTTACATGAGAAATATAAAAAGACTTCTGTTGTATTAGATGGTCGTATGTCAAAAGACAGAAGACAAGAATCTGTTGATAGATTTCAGAACGAGGATAAGATAAAAGTATTCATTGGAAACATAAAGGCGGCCGGTGTTGGTATCACATTAACCGCAGCTGAAGTTGTTATAATGAATGACTTATCATTTGTTCCCGCAGACCATTCACAAGGAGAAGATAGAGCATATAGATATGGACAAAAAAATAGTGTTCTTGTTTACTACCCTGTATTTGAGAACACCATTGAAAAAGTTATCTATAATATCTTACAGAAAAAGAAAGGTATTATTGACCAAGTTATGGGAGATGGAGATTTTTCAGAATCCTTTGGTAAAGATCTATTAAAAGAATTACTATAATATCTCTAATTGATTCTTAATTTTATCAATTAATTCTTCATCGTGTACATCATTTAAGAAAAATCTTAAAGTTCTAATGTTGTCACTTACAACATCCTCGAAATAATTTTTCTTAGAATCATTTTTTTCAAATTCAAAAATAATATTTTTTGATGCACATGATTGGTTTAACCTTAAAAGTAAATCAGTTAGTTCTTTGTTTTCTTTATACATGGGTGGTGCAATTAATAGTGTTTTATAGATTACAAAATTACCTCTTTCATCCATTCCACAAAGATGTCTTTGTTTTGAATTATGAAATAAATAAATTTTTTGTCCTGTATCGATTGAAATTAAATCGACTTTATCTCTATATGAGATTTCATTATAGATAAAATTAGTTGACACGAAGTGCGTTCCTTTATCATATAAATTGGCAACTTTGTGTTGTGTTTTATTTTTTCTACCGTCAAAGTATAATAGTAAATCACAACCATTATTCATGTCTTCTTCAGAACCCCTATTGTAATCTAAATTCATACCATCAATATCAAAGTTCTTAGATATTGTGTATATGCCCGATAAAATAGATATAATACCATGGTTCCAAGTTGATTGAGTAATAAAAAACATTTTTTTAAACACTTTGGAGCCGGGGGTAAAATACTCTTGTTTGTTTTCTAAAAGTTTTGATTTTAAGTACTCTATAGTATCATCAGTATTGTTTATAAAATCATCATATAGAATTCTTTTATTGGATGTTCTATTAATCTCCTCAATCAACTGATATATTGATGAATAATTTGTGTTAATTGAATTCATCCAAGACCACCTATCCTCACCAAATACAGAATCATATACCTTCCCGTTAACCAACTTATACTTAGTTGTTGATGAAAAGTCAATATTTGGTAACACGAAATCAATAACGCCCTTGATTTTGTACCTAATATCCCTTTTCTTCCATATTTCCTTAAATTGGTCTTCTAACATATTCACAAATATAAACTATTTATAGAAATATATCAAAAAATTATGTCAATAACTGTAATATCACAACCTGAAAAAGAAAGATTATATACACAGGTCTTCCATTTGTTGGGTATGCCTGTTAGAGGTATCGAATTAACCGAGGAGCAAATGGATACATTTATGGAATTATCCGTTTCCGAATATGAACAATACGTTAGTGATTGGTTGATTGAATCACAATGGTCTTCTTTAATTGGATTGGACGTTGACACACAGTCTCTTTCAAGAGCATTTACCACAAGAGGTTTAGATTATGAAACACAATACTCACATTCTTACTCGAAAATCGTTGGTTTACAAGCGGGTGGAAAATGGGAATTAAAAAAGGATTATTTTGAACTATCTGGTGGAACACAAACATATGTTATTCCTGCGGGTAGAGAAATTAATGAACTTTTATGGTTTCAAAGAGCAGAGTTGACCGACTCAATTGTTGACCCATTCTTAGGTGGTTTCGGTGGTTTAGGTGGTGTTGGTTTTGGTGGTGTGGGTGGTTTCGCTCAAGTTGGTACATCGGGTTCTTACTTTATGTTACCCGCATATGATTTATTGTTAAGAATGCAAGATAGAAATATCAAAAACAGATTAATTGGTGGTGATGTTACATATAGAATTACAGCGGGTCCAAACGGAACAAAAGTCGTACACTTATATAATGTACCGGGTGGTAGATTTGATTTTTCAAATTTGAGAAACAATTACCGTGTATGGTATTGGTATTATGATACAATGGATAGAGATACTTGTTTAGATCAAAACAAAGATGTTGTTAAATTACCGTCAGATATTGATACCACTCCACTTACTTGGGATATGTTAAATAAACCAGCACAAAACTGGGTAAGAAAATATCTTATTGCATACTCAAAAGAAGGTCTTGCAAGAATATGGGGTAAATTCTCAGGTGATTTACAAGTACCCGACAGTTCGGTAAAATTAGATTATACCTCTTTATTAACTGAAGCAAAAGACGAAAGATTAAAATTGGTTGAAGAATTAATGCAAAGATTAGAAAGACTTCGTCCCGAAAAAATTCTTGAGAGAAAGGGAAGTGAAGCCGAAAATCTTAATAAGGCATTAAAGTATAGACCTATGATTTCTCCATTTAACGTAATTTAATATGAATTTACAAGAACAATTATCGATGATAAAGTCTCTGATGAAGAAAACAAGTTCGGTAAAACAAGTATTGAAACCTTCAAATTTTCCAATTAAAAATTTAAGAAGACCGAATGGAATGATTGGTACACAAGGATTTACTTCTGAGTCATTAATAGGTTTAATAAATCACATATCCAAAACAGAGAAAATAATTTTACCAAAGTACACCACATTAACTGAATTAATAACTAATTTGAAAAAAACACCTGAATCAGTTAATAAAATTGTTAACTACGTAAAAAAAGACCCAATAGTAGTTTTAGAATTACCAGATTTATCTTATCAAATAAAAGATGGTAATCATAGAGCTAATTTATTAAATCTTTTGGGTGTTGAAAACGTACCCACAATACTTGTAAAATAATTTAAGATTCTACAGCATGATAAGCAAAATCATGTGCATTGTTTTCTATAATCTCATCTTCGTTACTCTTAATACTATTTGCTTGTAGACTTACTACTTTTCTATTATGCTCAACCCAATATTGATCCACAAGTGATAAACTATTCTCAACATACATAAAGAATGGATCACGATTTACTCTATTCCAAAATAAAACTTCACTATCGGATAGAGTCATAACCTCATCGAACTTATCTTGTCCATCTTCTTTTAATGGAAACCCACTAACTAACTCACATTGAAGTTTCGTGAAATATTGTCTATCCTTTGGGTCTTCAATCATAATATCATCTCTGATTTCAGGTTTGAATACACATAATAAAGGTTCTATTCTTTTATTAAATGTAGACAGATATCTCGGAACATTATAATCACCAGTCATATCAGGATTGTTTTGAATTTCCTTTTCAGGAATCATATAACAATTAATTTCTATGAAATCCGGTGGCATTGGGTACCCGTTTTTTTGTTCAAATTCTTCTTGTTGTTTTTTAGTTGGTTTAGAAATTTTTTGAACGTCTCCTGATGATTTTTTAGAACCATTATTCACATAATAAATTGTTTCACCAAGACCAGCGGGATAATCATTTAACATAACAAGTTCCATATGTGCCTGTCTTGACATTAATGAACCAGCTTTAGTAACTTTTTTAATATGTTTTCTATATTCTTCTACTGATTGTTTTACACGAGATTTATTAGCAATCTTAGACAAAGGAATTTCTTTATTAAAAATTTTAGTTACATAATCATAATACAACTCAATGAATGCAACACCATCACCATTTAATAAATGTTTTAATCCTTCGTCCAAAAATTCTACAATATATTGTTGTAACTTTTTAGATTTAATGGTGTTACCAGTTA